CTCGCCCAGCTCGCGGGGCGCTGCTGTGCCGCTGCCCGTCAAGGTGTCGTAGGCTGCTTCGCCGTCCGCGCGGTCTTCTTCAGCTCTGCCTCGGATGTGACACCCAACTGTTTGAGCGCCTCGCGCACGCTGTTGATGCCTGGCGTGGCCTGGTCCAGCGCGTCTTTCAGCGCGACGGCCTTGTCCCCGTGCCTGGTCGAGCAGCCCATCGGTGATCTTGTCGCCGAGCACCTTGCGCATCTGCTCGATGCGGCCACGCAGGCTGTCGATCGCGGCTTGACCATCTGCGGTGTTGATCGCCTTGGTGAACGATACGGCGAGCACGCGGCCGGTGTCGACGCCATCGGCTTTGAGCTTGTCTAAGCTTGGCGATGATTGCCTCGGTGTCATTGATCGCACTGCGAGAAGCAGAGCCGATACGGCCCTGAAGCACCTCGTATTCCAGGCCCGTGCGACGAACGGCTTCCCGCATGACGTCGTCCATGACCTGCGCGACGCGCTCGCCTCACGAGTGGCTGCAGACATGGCACTTTCGAGTCGTTGCCGAAGGTCACGAATGACGTCTTCCGAAGCACCCGACTCGATGGCCTTCTTGAGCTGTGTGCTCAGCTTCAACGCCTCTTGAGCGGCTGAGGCAAAAGCGGCTCGAGCCAACACCTCGAACTTCGCTAGGTCTTTCCCACTAAGAGCTTCCGCCCAGGCGGCGCGGAAACTCGCTGGCTGATATCTTTCCATCGGCCACCAGCTTGTCCAGCGTGGACGAAAAGTCCCTGATTCCCTGGACCTTGCCGAGATCGAAGTTCTCCGTGATTTTCTTGATAGCGTCTGCGGACGATGTGCCGGCCTTCGTCAGCACGTCGAACTCCGCTACAGAGGAGCGCGCGGCCTTTGAAAGGTCGAATTGGCGATCGACGGCCACCTGGATCGCTGCTGCCAAGCGCGCGCGATCAGCCGCCGCCTCCTTGGCAATGTCCGCCTGCAGCTTCTCGGCGCGTGCCAATTCCTCCGTGCGGTCCTTGTAGCCCGCCAGCTTGGCAGCGCTCTCCCCGATCCACGTCCCGATGTCCCTGAAGTTGGCGACGATGCCCACCAGCGTGAAAGTGCGCAGGGTCGCCAGGATGGCGGCAAAACGGCCCACGCCGGCAGCGGCCGTCGCGCCGGCAGTGCCCGCTGCCACCATTTGCGCGTTGCTGGCCGCCACGGCGGATGCAGCTGCCTGCGCCGCTGTCCCGATGCCCAGGAAGTGCTGCGCCAGGCGCAGCGCGATGAACGCTGCCGTCGCCTGCCCCGCATCGATCAGCAGGCCCGCGATGGTGCGCAGGTTGCTCGACACCGCGTTGATGGCCGTCGCAGCCGCCGCGCTCGCGCCCGTGGCCTTGTCGGTCTCGCCTACGTACAGCGTCCACTGCGTCGAGAGATCCTGCAGTGCCCGGCCGACCGTGGGCGGGAGCTTCGAGAACTCCGTGGCGACGGTCTGACTCTGGCCCTGCAGTGCCTTGATGACCGTGTCGCTGGTGAGCAGCCCGGCCTCGGCCATCTTGCGCAGCTCGCCCGTAGTGACGCCCAGGCCGTCCGCAAGCGCGCGCGCAAGCCGCGGGGACTGCTCCATGACGGAATTGAATTCGTCGCCGCGCAGCGCGCCGCCCTGCAGGCCCTGCACCAGCTGCGTGATTGCGGCGCTGGAGGCCTGGGCGCTGGCCCCGCTCAGTTGGATGGCCTGATTGATCGTCTCGGTGAGCGCCAGGCTCTGCTTCGTGGCCGCGGCGGTATTGAGGCCCGCATCCTTGCCGGCCTGCGTCAGGCGCGTGAACAGCACGCCCGTCTCCTCGAGCGCGCTGTGGGTGCGCAGAGCCACCTCGGTGACGCCCTGCCAAGACTTGGCGAAGTTCTCGTTCTCCCCCGTGACGAGCTTGATCCGCCCCTGCAGGTTGTTGACCTGGTCGGCCGTCGCCGCGAGATCCAGCGCCATCGCTTTGAAGCCCTGAATGCCCTGCAGCGCGACGTAGAAGCTCTGCAGACGCGCGAGCTGCTGGCTGATCGACTCGACCCCCTCACCGATCTGGCGATGCGTGCGGGTCATGGATGCGCCAGCGTTGGCCGCACCGGTAGCCGCCTGTTGATGGGCGGGCGCCAAGTCTTGCACGGCGTCGCGCACCGCCGTCACCTCCTGCCGCAGGCGCTGCTGGGCGTCGCGTGCGTTTTGGCCCGACACGCCGAACTGCTGCAGAGAGGCCTGAGCGCGGGCAACCGCCTCGCCTTCTTGCGTGAAGGCGACCCGGGCGGTGTCCACCGCTGTCTGCAGGCGCTGCTGCGCCGCGGCTTCCTGGGCCGTGGGCGGCCCCATCGCGGTGATCTGCCGGCCGTAGTTGGCCGCCTCGGTCTCCGCGGCCTTGAGCGCGCGGCCCGCATCACGCGCCTTGTTCTGCAGCTCCAGGAACGCGGTGATCGCCTGGTCCTGGTCGGCCAGTTCGCGCAGCCGCGCTGCGGCCCCCTGGGCCGACTTGGCCAGGTCGCCCGTGAGCACCTTGGCGACGTCGTCCAGATCGTCGGCCAGGCCCGTGATGGACTCCCGGCCCGTCACGCCCACCTTCAGTTCTGTCGAGATTTGCCTATCCGCCATGTTTTCCTACAATGCGGACATGCCGCGTTTTATCCTCTTCCTGCTCTGCATCGCGTTCCTTGCCGCTGCCGGTGGGCTGGTGACCATCGGAATGGCGCTCGGCCTGGTGGTCTGCTTCGCGCTGGGCGCATGGGTTACGCTGCTGCTGGCGCGCATGTTTTCCAGCTCGCCATGACAGCTACTGTCTCGCGCGACGGGCAAAAAAATAAGGCCGACGTATGTCGGCCTTTGCTTTTGGGGGAGGAGGAAACGCGCTGCGTTTAAACCGTGCGCACGCGGTAGTACCGGCTGATGCCGTCCCCGGTCTTGGTGTCGTCCTTGAGCACCGCGCCCGTCACGGGCAGGCTGGCGAAGCCCTTGTCCGCCAGCAGCCCGATGGCCGAGGCCACACCCTGGCTGGCGCGCCAGATCTCCACGATCTTTGCCTTGCCGTCGTCCGCCTCGTTGAGCCCCTCGAAGATCAGCTCCAGTTCCTTGGCCTTGGTGGTCAGGGCCTCGATCACGGCGTAGCTGCCATACGTGTAGGCCAGCTTGACCTGGTCACCATCGGCCAGGCCGGCGGCCTCGGGCAGGATGAAAACACCGGCCGGGCGCACTTCGTAAGTGCCGGTGGCGGACACCACAGTGCCCACGGTCGCATACGTATAGGACACCCAGAAGCCAGTGCCGTCGACCACGTCGGTGGCGTTCGCGGCCACTTGGATGCCCCCGGCCACCACGGTGTAGTTGCCCGCAGCCGTGAGCGGCGTAGCGCTGGCGACGCTCGTCCCCATGCGCACGGTCACGCCCGTTGCCGGCGCGGACGTCAGGTGCGCGAGCGGCACCAGAGCGCCCTTGGTGACGTTGAGGTGCTCCTCGTCGGTCACCGTGGCAGTGCCTGCAGCCGTGCCCTTGGTCACCACCACGTCTTTCGGGTTGATGTGCTCGGTACGCAGCAGGCCTCCACGCATCACGGTGTGGGCCTCGTTGCTGGCCGAGCCGGCTTCCACCCCACGCACCGTGCCCAGCATGGCCCGGGCCTGGTTGGTCACGTTGAGGTCCGCGAGCTTCATGCTGATTTCGACCTCCTCCACGCGGCGCATCTCCGCGTGCGTGCCGCCGCCCAGGGCCGTCATGTCCGGCTGCTTGATCACGTTTTCCTTGTGCGTCAGCTCCAGCTCGAGCACGTTGCCGAGGGGCATAGGAATCTGCGTGGTCCCGCGCTCGCGGGCGTAGACCTGGCCCACCAGCGCGGTCGGCGAGAAGATGCGTTTGATGATCTGGGAAGAGGTGGTCATGGGTCAGTCCTTCAGGGTTGTGATGACGCCGGCAGCACGCAGCCACCGGGCGGTTTCGGGGTGCACCAGCAGCTCGGTGCCAGCGGGCTCTTTCTCGCCCTGGTGTTCGTGCTCGCGAGCCAGTACCACGCGCTCCGGCTCCGCGGCTGGCGGGGGCGCCACCTGCGCCTTCCTGCGTGTTTTCATGGCTTCCTCCATTCGGCCCAGTTGCGGGTCTTGAGGCGCAGGGCGGCGCTGTGACACAGCACGCCCGCGAAGTACACCGGCCCCGCGCTCTCGACCTGAACACCGCGCTCATCGGCGACGCTGGAGCCCAGCAGGCCAGGCAGGCCCAGGGAGCCGTCCACGCGCACCGCATCGCGCATGCGCTCGATGAGGTCGTCGAAGATCAGCTCGCTGCTGATCGCGTCCCGGAACGCGAGGTAGCCGCGCACCAGCCAGGTGTGCTCGTTCAGGATGCGGCCATTGGTGTTGACCTCGGCCGTGGCCGTGCGCCGGATGTACCAGCCCCGGATGTGCGGGGCTGCAGCGAAGGCATCGGCGGCCGGGTCGTCGTGCGTGTAGAGGTAGGCCTTTTTAAAAGCCTCCTCGCCCTCCGCGAAGCGCTCGCAGGGGTGCACCACGCCAACGGCGGGCACGGCCCGCAGGACGGCCTGCAGCGCGGAGCGCGATGCGGCCAGGGTGTTCGGCATGGTCACGATGCGGCCCCTTCGAGATACTTCGCGACCTGGTCGGCCGCACGTTCAAACATCGCCACGATCTGCCCTTCGGTGGCCTGCGCAGCGCGCGCCATGGGGCGCTGCGCGGGGGTGCCCTCCTCGGCGATCTTTCGCGCGACCAGGAACGCCACGCGCTTGACGTCCTTGGGCTCGCGAATGCCGAGCACCGCACGCACCCAGGGCTCGATCGCAGCGACCGGCGGCATGTGCGGGCGCGTGCCCAGTTCCACGAACAGCGCGGACGGCTGACTGCTGCCCACGATGCCCAGCACCCCCGCGGGCGTGCTCGCCACGTCACTGGTAATGCTGGACGCCGTGAGGCCCGATGCACGCGGCAGGCGCTCCTGCCACTCGCGTTGCAGCAGCAGCGTGGCCTCGGTCATTGCGGACAGGAGCACCTGGTCGGTGTACTCGGGCGCCTCGCGCAGCCCGCGTTGGAACGACTGGAGCGAGCCCATGTTGATCGACAGGTTCACAGCAGGCCTCGCCGCACCAGGCTGTGGCGCGGATTGCGCGACGGCCAGCTCACGACCGCCGCGGCTGCGGCGCCCGGTGCGCTGGAGGAGGCCCCGGCCTTGAAGGGGTCAGGCAATCCGACCCCGGCGAAGTACGCCGTGCGCAGCTCGCGCGCGCGGTCCGCGAACTGACGCGCGCGGGATTCCGTCATGCTGGCGTCCGAGCCCATGGCGGCCTCGCGCTGCGCGCTGTAGTGGGTGGCGAGCTGGTGGCACAGCAGGTGCGCCGCGTACTGCGCCACCGGCAATCGGTGGCGGGCTGGGATGGTATCGGCCGTCGCAGACAGCTCATGCTCCGCCATGATCGTCACACGCACCACCGCACCGGCCGGCACGTAGGTCGCTGCGAGGAGCTGCGTCCCGGACGGCCCCAGGTAGGCAGACACGTCGATCAGCGACACCGGATCGCGGCCGATGGGGTACTCGGCCGACTTGATCCAGGCGTGCTCCGTCCAGGCCGTTGGCTTGGGGCCAATCGAGTCGGACAGCCAGGTCAAGTCCTCGGGCAGCGCGCGCGGATGGTCGCTGCTGTACTGCAGCCGCGCAGCCTCCAGGGCGCGCACGCGGGCTTCGGGCGCCAGGATGGAGCCCTGGTCTCGGGCGAGGTCGTCGAGCAGTGCGGTGATGTCGGCCAGGGCCATGAGGGTCGGTGCTTGGGAGGTGGTCGGGGTTGGCAAAGGTTCCGCTGGAGGGCAGCGCCTTTGCCAACCCGCTCCGGGCGGGGCGGGCAGGAAGAAGGCCGGTCAGGCCACCACGGCCTTCGTGAAGGCGCGGTAGTCGGTCACCGCGCCGCCGTAGATGTGGCGGATCTTGTAGGTGAGCTTGTCGGCCGCGAACATGGAGCCCACGGTGGGCGAGTCCTGCACGAACAGCTCGGGCTCTTCGCGGCCATCCAGGAAGCCCAGCTCGATGCCGGGGATGTCGGCCGGGTCGGCGGCCGTGCACCAGTCGTTCGCGTCGGTCCAGTACCACACCGGGATGATGTTCATCACCAGCGACTGGATGAACGTCTTCTCGTTGTTGGTCGCCAGGCGGAACAGGTCAACGGCGGCTTCCTGCAGCTCGACCGGCACGACGAGACGCGTGGGCGTGATGCCGATGCGGTCGTTGCTCGACAGCTCGCTCTGCTTGAGCATCGCCAGGCGGTGAGCGCCCAGGGACGTCTTGTCCAGCGCCGCCGTGAAAAGGTTCCCGTGGTCGGCGTGGAACAGCGCCTTTCCGTCGTAGATCGCCGGGTTCGCGCGCAGGAAGTCGAACACGAACTTGGCGAGCGTGCGCTTGGCGGCGCGCGAGAGCTTCGTGGGGATGCGGCGAACGGCGCCCACGTCGTCGTTCTTGATCATCTCGAGGGTCAGCTCCTCGGTGCCACCGCGCTTTTCGGCCTTGTACGTGGCCTCTTCGTCGGTGGGGCTCGTCAGCGGCAGGTAGTCGGCGCCCTCCGCCACCTTGGGCAGATCGCCATAGCCACCCCAGCGCGTGCGGTGCTGCACCCGGAAGTCGCTCACGGGCACCACGTTGACCAGCTGGCGCCAGCCGTCGAAGTCCACCGCGGAGCGGTACTCGGCCAGCATGCGCCGGGTGATGCTGTCACCCAGCACCTGGTCCAGCGTATCGGAGCCGAGCGACTCGGCCAGGCGCGAGCGGTCGCAGTCGCGCACGCGGCCGGTGACCAGGCGATCGCCCGTCATCTCGATGTAGCACTCCTTGATGGACTGCACCCGACCGTGATCCTTGTGCTTGGGGTCCCAGAACGCGTCGAGCATCTCCCGCATGGTCAGGCTGCGATCGCCCACCTGGATGGAGCCCTCGCCGAACAGCGGCACGCGCACGGCGCCGCTCTCGGTCATGCGGGCGATGTAGTCGCCCTCGGCCTTGATCATCTCGCCCACGGCGGCCTCGGTCAGCCGATCGGCGCCCGCGGTCGCGATCTGCGTCTGCAGGCGATCCTTGGCGACCTGCGGGAGCTTGGCCGCGGCGATGCGATCGCGCGCAGCGCCGCGCAGCTCGAACACTTGCAGATCGGCCCGCGTCAGCGGCGCGTCCTGCGCTTCTGCGACGCGGTGGGTACCGGGCTGCGGCACCAGGGGGCCGCAAACGGCTTCGTAAAGCTGGGTCACTTCGTCGTCGGTGGCGGTCTCCACGTTCACGGCGGCGTGCTTCACCGGGTCTTTGGCCTTGATGGCCTCCAGCATGCGTTGCTTCCAGAGAGGCATTGCGGTTCCTTGAGAGTTGATCGAATCGGTGGCGGCTTCTACGAGGCGATCCAGGCCGCCACCAGCGCCCGGCTCGACGATCAGATCGACGGAGTCCACCTTGAGGAACTTCACTGCCTCGCGCAGTTGCTCGGCACCCGCCTTTCGCGGCTTGGTGCGTGCGGTGGCATCGATGGACAGGCCCAGCAGGCTCTGCATCCCGCGCTTGACGGCCTCGGTCATCTTCATGACCGCGGCATCGCTGGGGTTGAGGGGCTTGAACGTGCCCACCAGAGCGCCCGTGTCGGGCGTCTGGCCCTCCACGAACCGCACACCGTAGATGCCGCCGATCAGGTTGCGGACGTCCTTGCCCTTGCCGGCGATGTGATCGGCGTCGGACTTCGCGAACACGCGCACGCCGTCGAACATGGCGGCGGCCTCGCGCAACGTGGCGTCGGGGTAGTAGTTGCGGTTGCCGCTGCGGCCGGCACGGATCAGGGTGACCTCGATAGAGCCGTCCTTGGCCTCGCGGAACTGCGCGGTGACGTCCTGCGCCGCAGCCTCGCGCACGGCAACATCACCGGCTGGTGCGGCTGCAGGCGCCGATGCCGCGCCCACTGGGTTGTACTCGGCAACCACTTCGGCCGCGTCACCCACGGCGACGGTATTGTCCTGGCCGATGGTGTAGGGGTAGCTGTAGAGCCGCCCCTTGAAGCCGACCACGACGCGCTCGGGCCAGATGCCACGCACGTCCACGTAGTAGTCGCTGTTGGCCGTCAGGCGCAGCTTGTCGCGCACGGCTTGGCGAACGAGGTCGATGAGCTGGCCGTACTCGGTCGTCACGGCCTCGGAGAGGCGCGCATAGCCGGTGCCGGCGGGCAGGAGCTTGATCATCGCGCCGCGGCTTCCGAGTCGAGGCTGGAGAGCTTCTGGCCGTCGCGCGTGACGACGACGACATAGGTGCCGTAGTCGCGGAAGGACAGCACTTCATCGGCTTTGACGGGCACGCGCTTTTCGCGCACCTGCGCTACGGGCTTTCCGTCTTCGCCCTTGGCTTCGACGCGCTCGACCACCTTGCGCTGTACGCGCTTGGCGGCCTCGGCGGAGGTCAGTTCTTTGAGTGCGGCCGGCTGCTCGGCCGGGCTCTTGGTATCGGACATGCATCACTCCATCCAGGTAGGCCGCACAGGCGCGGCGGCGGTGGAGTGACTGTGCCGGGGGGGCGCCAAAAAACTAAGGCCGACATGTGTCGGCCCGGCGAGTTAAGGAATGAAAACTGAGGCTACCATGGCATGGACAGTTATCCAAACCACCAGTGAGGGAACCCGCATGTCTGAGTATTTATCGGCGGAAGAAGGACTTAAAAAGATCATCGCCCAACGGGTAGAACAGGCGAACGACTTGTACGCGCTACTTGGCGAATTTGTGGTGTCCTTCGAGTTGCTATGCCAAGAGATGCGTCAGCAGCTTGCGTTGCTCTGTGCACCTGCCCCACATCGTCAAAGCGACATTTTTGCCCTGACCGGCGAGATGACCGCAGCGCCGCTGCTTTCGAGCTACCGGAGCATCATGGCTCTTCGCTGCCGCGAAGAGGACAGGCCGTTTTTCAAAGTTCTCTGTACCCGAATTCAGAGGATCACGGAGCAAAGGAACAATATCGTTCACGGCACTTGGTATGTGGGTTGGGGAAACGACCCTATGTCAATGTTTTTCGATGCGCCTGGTGTGAAGATCAAGAACTCCAGCTCGGGACCGAAAGATGTGAACATGACTCTCTCTGAAGATACCTTCAGGCCCTTTATCAGAGAGTGCCAAGAGCTCCATGAGCTTGTTTTTCTCATGACTGTCTCCGTCATTGATGGCAGTGCTGTTTCCGAGCGTTGTGAACTCACCGGGCCTAAGGGAGAGACTTTGCAACGCAAAGCCGCGCAATGACGTAAAGACGACATCTGTGCGACTTCATCAAGACCTCAGCGGGCGCGATGCGTTTAAACCCCGTTTAAATCGCCCGCCAAGGCCGTGAATCAAGGCCCCCCTGGGGGTTGCCGCAGCGGACTCGTTTAAAAGGTCGTAGCGGGCGAGCGCTACTCTACCCGCCGTCCTGCTTTTTTCGCAGCCTGGTCGAGTGCCGCCTTACGGCCATCCAGCTGCAGCTCGCGCTGCGTGAAAGGCTTGGCCCCTGGCGTCATCACCTGCCAGCTCTTGAGCCAAGGGATGGAGATGCACCCGCAGTTGATCACTTGTTCCGCTGGCGCCTTGGGATCGTGTGGGCAAGCCATCATGTCGAAGCCCCCGCTCGGGTTGGGCACCTTGAAATCCTTGCCGGCATCGACAACCTGGCCGTCCATGAGGTCGTGGGTCCACCGGCTGTGGATCTTGCCGCTGCGCCGCCACTGCTTGCCCAGGCCCGGCACCAGCGGCGCGGCTTGTGCCAGGCGCTCTTTGCCGGCTACGGCGAAGACCTGGCTGACGCTGGTGTGCACGATGGTGGTCGCGCGCCGGTCCGTCTCGGCGCCCAGGATCGACTGCACCGCCTTGATCGCCTCGAAGGGCGTCTGCGTGCCGATGGTCACCAGGCCGAGCTGGCGGCCGATCCTGCTGGTCGCCTCGGTCCCGACATCCTTGAGCCGCAGCCGGCCGAAGGCCTGCATCTGCTTGAGCACGCCCACATCCAGCGCGGCCAGGCGCATCTCCACGGCGTGCCCGGCGGCCCCGAGCGGCTTGTCCACCAGGTCTTCGCCTTGGCGCCATCCATCCTGCATGCGCAGATCGAAGGCGATCCCGGCACGGCCTGTGGAGGCCTGCAGGATGTCCTCGATCTGCCCAAGGAGGCGCTGAAGTTGCCACTGCTGCCAGTCGCTGGGCATGCCCGCGAGCACGCCAAGGATCTGCGCGCGGGCATCCGCCAGGGTCTGCAGCACCTGCGCCTGCCCCGTCAGCAGCAGCTTGGCACGCTCGGCCAGGCGCTCGCGCAGGGCGGCCTCGAAGTTCTTTTGCTCGGGTGTCGCCATGGTGGTTAAAAGAGCCCGGCAGGCTCGGCCTGGTAGTCCCAGTTGTAGATGACAAGTTCACCGCGCTCGACGCGGTTGGCGCCGCCTCCCACGGTGTAGTCGAGGGTCAGCGCCTCCATCGCGTACCCCGCGAAGCACTCGCGGATCGCCGGGTGATCGTTGATGCTGACGATGGCCTTGCCCTGGATCGCCTTGAGCTTGGCGGCCATCAGCTCATACTGCGCCCACTCGAAGGGCACGCCATACCCTTCCGTTTCCCAGTACGGGGGGTCCAAGTAGAAAAGGCTGTGAGGCCGGTCGTAGCGGTCGACGCACTCGGCCCAGTCGAGCTGCTCGATGTAGGTGCCGCCCGCCAGGCGCAGATGCGCAGCAGACAGCGACTCCTCGATCCGCAGCAGGTTGATGGCCGGCGCCGTGGTGGCGGTGCCGAAGGTCTGGCCCGCCACCTTGCCCCCGAACGACTGCTGCTGCAGGTAGAAAAACCGCGCGGCACGCTGCACGTCGGTCAGCGTCTCGGGCCGCGTTTCCTGCAGCCACCGGAACACCTGACGCGAGGTCAAGGCCCATTTGAACTGCCGCACGAACTCCTCCAGGTGGTGTGTCACCACTCGGTAGAGATTGACTAGGTCGCCGTTGACGTCGTTGAGCACCTCGACGTCTGCGGGGTTGCGCGCGAAGAACACCGCAGCGCCGCCCGCGAAGACTTCGACGTAGCACTTGTGCGCCGGGAAACGGCTCAGGAGGAGGTCTACCAGGCGGCGTTTGCCGCCGATCCACGGGACGATAGGGAATGCCATGTTTGCAAGCCTTTTAGCTGTTTAAAAGTCTGGTAGGCTCAGCGCGCTCTCGCGAGAGTGGCGGGCCTTGCCGGCTTGCAGCGTGTTCTGCAGGTTGGGGTTCTGGAGCGGTGTGACAGCACAGTTCCAGGGTCGCCCGTCTTTTTTCTATTCCTGGCCCTGGCCTTGGGCCTGTTCCGCGTGCGGATCTGCGCCTGATTTGAAGACGTCCTCAGCAGCGCGGGCTCGCTTGCGGTCATCGCGCTCTTTCCGCGCTGATTTCAGCTCCGTCTTGGCGTCGAAGTCCTGCCCGAATCGCTGCGCCACGTCCGCCACGATCTTGAGCCCGGTCTCCTCCGTCAGCAGGCCGGCCTCGATCATCAGGATGACGGAGGAGGCCACCGACTGCATCGCGGCCGCGAACTTGGTGACGTCGCGATTCAGCAGCTCGGGGAAGACCGCCGTGACCTGCCATTCGTCGCTGGCCCAGTCGGGTGTCTCGCCGCGGGCCTGAGCCTTGCACCACAGCACGTAGCGGCCGATCTCTTCGAGCATCAGCTTGAGCACGCTCTGCCGCATGCTGTACATCTTGAAGGTGGGCTCGCCCATCTCCGTGGCCGCTGCGCGGTTCACATCCCCGCCGCCGCCGAACCAGTGTTCCGGCGTGGTGCTGCCTCCCAGCACATGGTTGCGCAGCAACCGCGCGCTCTGGGTGGTGTCCGCTGCCTGCAGATCGGGCGTCTTGGCCTCCAGCTTGACCGTGTCGTTGTGGACAAACGTGCTGTTGGGGCCGGGCGGAACGAACGTCTTCTCGAACTTCGTGACAGCCGCCTCGTCGGCGCCGGTCATCGTCACATCCCACACGAACGAGCGCAGGTATCCGATGCGATCCAGCTCGCTGAAGAGGAAGTCGTCATAGGCGTCCAGCCAGTCCATCTGGCCCAGCAGATCGCTGCGGCCTCGGCTGCCGCTGGGCAGCTTGTTGACCTGGTAGAGCAGGCAGTCGCCGTCCGCGAAGTCCTCAGTTCGGATGCGCACAGTGTTAGCGTCGAAGAGCTTGTCGTCGTCGCCGAGCACGATGACGCGGTACTTGTACACGCGGCCACGGCTGTCTCGCTTGGTGACCACGCCGATGGGCTGCTCGGGATTCGCGGGGTCGTTGACCACGGTAGCGATCTGACGAGGGTCCAGGTACCCGAGGCGGACGAAGCCGTCACCATCGCGCACATGGGCGATGTAGCACTGCTCACCGTGCAGGCTGTAGGCCCGCACGCGCGACTGCAGCTTGAGCGGCCAGTTGTTGATGGGGTCCGACCAGAAGGCATTGAGCAGCTTCTGGTGCTCCTCATTCTTGCACTGGAGCGTGACCCCCTCCGCGAGCAGGTAGGCCAGCGGCAACTCCACCAGGCGGTTGGCGAGCAGGTTGCTCTGCCACAGGTACTCGGCGAGCTTCTGCATGCGGTCCTGTGCCATGGGCGCCAGGTCGCGGTCGTTCATGCTCGCGAGGTCACCACCAAGGCGCCGCCAGTGATCGCCATCGCCCTGGCCCTGGGCAGATGCCGCCTCACGCACCGGGCTCGTGGCTTCGGGCGCAGCCGTGGCCACGGGCTCGAGCTGCGCGCCGGCCCATGCTTTAAATCGGTCCCACATGCGCATGCTCAGGCCTCCGCATCCTGCTCTGCGCCCACCAGGGCTAGCGCCAACTGGCCGTGGTCGTTGTGGTGCAGCACCACCTCGCGCAGCTTGGCAGCGGCCAGCTCCACACCTTGGCGGTCGGCTTCGGGCAGGCCCGCGATAGCGCCGCGGATGAGCAGGAGGGCATATTGGGCTTCGGTCATCATCGTTGCTTTCTGAACATGCGCGCCGCCTGGCGCGCGAAGCGCTCTCGCGCGGATTGGGGTTGGCGGGAGCTGCCGCCCTGAGCGGCTGCAGCCATGCCACCCGTCACGGCCAGCATCCATAGCATCTGGACCATGTCGGGGCCGTCGTCGTGATCGGCCTTGGGGAAGTGGCGGAACTGATCGATCAGCGTGGTCTGGCTGCTGTGCAACCGGAGCAAGCCGTTGTGCATGTGCGGCTGCAGGCTCTCGATGCGCAGCAGCTTGTCGCTGATGGGGATCAGGCCTCGGGCCGGCACAGGCACCCCGAGCAGCGCGCTGCGCTTGACCAGCTCGGTGCGCAGGAATTCCTGGAACTGGACGGACTCGAAGCCCCACACGACGCAGCCGTACTCGCGTTGCATCTCGATCACATCGCTGATGATCCGGTCAGGCACGCGCTTCTTGATGGCGGCCTCGACCACATCGAGCACGCCCGTTTCGCGGTTGTAGCCACCCACGCCTATCGCGCTCGGATCGCGGCTGTTCCCTGCCCTTCCCAAGCTGGGATCGCAGGCACCGTAGAAGATCCACTCGGCCGCGCGGTTGACCCAGAAGCGGATGCTGTTCGCGAACGGCGCATCCTCGCCCGCCACCGGGTCGTTCTGCTGCTCCGAGTCGAATGCCGCGTGCCCTTCGCGCGCACGGCGGATCATCAGCTTGACCAGCGGGCGCAGCGCGGGCCAGCTCACCACCGCGCCCTTGTCCATCTCTGCCTGGTGCTGGCGGTACAGCGCCATGGCCTCGGCCTCACCGCGCTGCGGCGTGTCGGCTCCCAGCAGCAGTCCCTCGAACTGCTCCCACAGGTGCATGTTCTCCGGCCACTGCAAGACGGCCTTAAAAACCTTGCGGTTCCACAGCGGATTCTTCAGAAACCGCGCCAGCACCGAGTCGTAGTGCAGCACCGTACCGACGAGGATGGCGTGCATCGAATCGTCCGGCGGCCCCAGGTTGAGGACGCTCGCGGTGACGAACTTCTGCAGCTTGTCGCGCTGCGCTGGCGTGGTGACGTTTTCGTCGTTTTCGATGTCGTCCATCACCGCCAGGTCGGGGCGATGTGCTCCATGACGTCGGCCCCGGATCTTCTTGGCCGAGCCGAAGGCCTCCACCTTCCGGCCGTTGCGCGTGACGATGACGCCCGCGCGCCAGACGCGGCCCTGCCCGCACGCCTCGGGGAAGTCGCCCGCGATGCGCGGGTTGGCTTCCAGCTCCGCCTTGATCGCCTCCAGCATCTCCGCCGCCTGCTCGAAGGCATCCATCACGATGATCGGATACCAGAGCTTTTCCGTGACCACGCACCAGGCCACGAAGCTCATGCTGATCTTCGTGGACTTCGCCTCGCCGCGGGGCGCCGCCAGTGCATCGCGCTGGCCCGACTTCGCTGCGATGATCTCGGGCAGGCGCTTGTAGAGGTAGAGATGCAGCGCACTGGGCTCGGCGCGGCCGTAGTGCGGGAAGTAGTTGCGGTCCCAGTACTCGTAGCCGCTCACCGGATCGCAGACCTTGCGGCGCCGTTCGGCGATGGCCTCGGGACTCATGTCCCAGCCGTCGAGGTTGGCGTCGATCTGGCGGCGCAGGCCATCGGCGAGCGACGCCAGGTCGGCCAGGAATTGCTTCGGGCTCTTCGCCATGTCAGCGCACCTTCGCGAGTTCTTCGCCGAATGGCTCCAGCATCTCAGCGACCGCCTGCAGGTGCTGCGGGAAGCGTACCTGCGCGAACGTGACGAAGCGCTGCAGCACGTCGATCTGCACGGCCTGGCGGTCCAAGTCCGGCGCCAATCTCTTGAAGCTCGCCATGGTCTTGTTGAACGAGTCGGACATGCTCGCGAGCGTCTCGGCCCGATCCCGCGCGCTCATGCCGGTGGCTTCGCGCAGCTGGTCCATGGTGGCCTGGTGCTGCACCAGGTAGTCCTCCAGCAGCTTCTTCGAGAGGCTGGCGAAGTTGTCGTCGCCCAGGGCCACGGCGGCGCGCACGGTATCCCAGTCGTCGCCCTTCTCGAGCGCCTCGGACTTCCACCTGTTCGCCGTGCTTCGCGGCACGCCCACCTTCTTGCAGGCCGCCTCCATCGGCAGGCGCTGGTAGATGTACAGCCCCCGGAGCTGGGTGCGTTTCTCCTGCGCGTGTGCCATTACTGACCCATGCCTCCGCGGGCCAGCCACTGCTTCAGCCCTTCGATGGCGAGAGCTACGCCCACGGACACGGCGGACCCGCTGACAGCGCCTGCAATCGCCGCCTTTTGCTCGACGACGCGCAGGCGCGCGTCGATCGCTACATGCCGCTCCTCCTGCCGCTCTTCGGCGCGGTCCATGCGCAGCTCGTTGGCCTTGTGGCGTTCCTGTTGGCGGGCCTCCGATTGCTCCATGCGCTGCTCGTTGGAGCGGTGCCGCTCTTCCTGGCTCGCCTCCATGCGATCCATGCGGCGGGTCTGTTGCTCGATGCTGCCCTGCAGCGACTGCACCATGCCGTGGATTTGCCCGAGCAGCAGCAGCTCCTGTTTCCGGTCGTCGGGCTTCGTGTTGGGGTCGCTCATTGGGGACTCGCTGTTGTGGATTGGATGTAGTCGATCAAGGCGCGGTAACGCTGCCGGTCGTCGGCGCATGTGCGCGCGTTGGCGCGGTGGTTGGCCCAGGCGTCGTCGAGCGTGAGGCCGGAGTCCTCGGCACAAGCAGGGTCGGCTCCCTCGGTGGCAGCAGCAGCGCCGCAGGCACCTGCAGGCGCGTCCGTGCTGGTGAGGGCGCCGTTCCACACCCGGACAGCAGCCAGGGTGAGATGAGGCACAGCAGCATCGGGAGCAGCAGGTAGCGGCACGCCCCCCGAGGGCGCGGCCGGCGCTGGGGCTGCGGAGCTGCTGCCAGCTCCGGCAGCGCCTGCAGGCGCAGGCCGATACACCACGAGCGGAGTGCGCGCAAGCAGCGCCTGGTAGCGGAGGTCGAGGGCGTCATAGCGGTCTGCCTGGTCACGGTGGTCTTGGAGGTAGGTGGACGTGGCGGTGTCGGCGCGGCGGGCTTCTGCCTCGAGTGCCTTTTGCGTGGCCTCATCGTCTCGGGCCTTGCGCGCAGCCCATGCGTTGTCAGCGGCCTTGTGGCCCCAGCGGTAGCCCGCGCCGATGAGAGCCAGCGCGAGGACGAGGGAGATCAGGAGGCGGGTTGCCATGGCATCGGCCTCAGTGCGGCAGTTGCCCGATCGCCCACATGGCGGCCAGGCCGAGGGCGCATGCCCCGATGACGAGTGCCCCGGCGATGACCTGCAGCGTGCGCATCATGGCGGCCCTCATTGCTGCGCCTCCATGCACTTCTTGTGGCGCTCGAGCTGGCGCGTCCACACTCCGCGGCACACCCGGTTGCCGGGCGTCGAGCAGTCGAATTCCCAGCGCAGCGGACGGCCCTGCGCGTCCTGCCTGCTCACGACCCACCCGGGGCCTTCTTTTCGAGCGCTGGTGAGCTTGCGGTAGGCGAGCAGCTCGTCGCATGCCTGCACGTAGTTGCCGGCGAGCAGCTCGCGGCGCATGCCCGACGCGCGCCACGCCGCGGAGCCGTATTGGTAGACCCAGTCCATGTAGACGTCGTATTCGGCTTGGTACAGCGCCACGTCGGGCAACGATGCGCGGAAGGCCTGCTCGTCGCGGCTGATGTGCGCCTGCGCCTTGATGAGGGCGCGCACGGGCGTGGTGGTGTCGCCCGGCTTCACGGGAGAGCCGTCTTCGTGGAACGTGCTTCCGAACCCCACGGTGGGCCGATCGCCCTGCGTGGGGACGATGGCTTTTTCGGTGTAGCTTTCGTGCGTGACGATGCTGACCAGGCCAGCGCCGGACAGCGTCAGCAGCGCTACGAGCTGGCGACCGGAGATGCGGCCGAATCGGCGGCGGGGTGAACGGGAATGCATGCCGCCACTGTCGCGGCAAGATTCCAAAAAACTAAGGCCGACATGGGTCGGCCTCAGTTAGGGTTCTTTGCAATTCTAAGGTAGCACGGCGCAGACAGTCCGGTCAACAAGGGCTGTCATCGGCTGATTGCCGTGATCCGCCCGCGGTCTATGTACACGTATCGGATGGGAGCATGGCGCGCGTACACGTACTGTTTGCTCACCCCATACTGGGTTTCAGTCTCGTGGATTTGCAGGTGCTCCCAGTCCCTCGCGAACTGGGTGCATGCCAAAAAGCGCGCCTCCGTCATGCCGACACTCGGTTGCGCCTGCAGGTGCTCTCCGCACTTCTGTCGATCTGCGCTGCGAATAGCTGCATCTGCCTTCTCCATGAGTCGCCTTCGCTCAACGTTCTCCTGCATCTTCTTCTGAGTCTCGGGTCGTTCGAGCTGCGTCTCAAATGAGCGAGCCATGTCTTCCGGCGCCATGACCGACGGCGGCTTCTGCGTTTGGGTGGCGCTCGCAGCAGCCGAGCCTCTTCCATCAGCACAGGGGGCATCTTGGAAGACCGGCCTCCCGTCCGGCCCCGCGCATTTGTTGACTGCCCAAGCTGGCGCAGCCAGCAGCAGCATAGGGAAAATAATTGCTCTCATGGTCGTCCTCCGTGCAACAGTACGCACGCACCTACCACGCTCACGAAGCATTGCATCCGCGGCTTTCAGATCTCTTTTGCCGCCGGTTGATCGCCTCGATGTAGCGTCGCACTCTAAGCAGTTGTGAGGGCTGCAGATCAATCACCATGCGCGTACCGAACTCGCGTTTCATGAAGCTGAACACGCTGTCCGCGACGGGGAGCTGTCGAATCATTCGAAGGACTTCACGCTGTTCCGGGGTCGTTAGGGAAATGGGCGCAGGTTCCTCGTCCTTCGACACCGTAGGTTCAGCATGGAGATTCACGATGGTCACGTAGCTCGTAGCTGTGACATCACCATCCACTTTGCCCACCTGGACTCCCCCTGATCCTCGATTGATGAGCTTCGGCAGCAGCTTTTCTTTGATCGCTTGGATCTGCCTGTAGAGACCTGTCAACTCGACCTCCTTTTGTTCGTGTTCACGGAACCGCCGACGTACCCCACCTGTACGCCTCCTGCGGCCTTGTTCGACATCTTCATCGTCATGTTTTGCGGCGCCGCGGTTGACGACACGGTTGCACCGAGCAGGGCACCCAGCGCCGCCTTACGCACTTCCTTTGACGCGTCGCGAAAGTAGCTGAGCAGCATTTGCTCTTCTGGAGTGAGCGGACTGCCAGCCCCTTCCCTTTCCCCTGTCAGTACGTACTGCGTGTCGACGCCTGCCGCCCCTACGGCCGCAAGGACACGGGCGCCGGGCTCTGCGCCCGCTTCGTACTTAGACCACATCTCGCGACTGATCCCTGCATGACTTGCAGCAACCACCTGCGACCACCCCAGACGCTTCCGCTCCTCACGCAAGCGCTCCCCAAAAGACGAATTTAGATTCACAAAAACCCCGTTGACTTTGTGAAGTTGAGTTCACATAATTCACTCGACACAGCAAATTTCTGACCGCAGCTAAACAAGTTGAGTTCAAAGGGTAACAGACATGCATCCAGAGCAAATCAAGGCGGAGATCCGCATGCGTGACACGACGCCTGCCGCCATAGCGGATGAGCTGGGGGTCTCCCGCTCCATGGTCTCGCACGTCATCAACGGCGTCGCGAAGTCCGCGCGTATCGCCGAGCACATCGCCAAACTGGTTGGCAAGTCCACCTCGCAGCTTTGGCCTGAGCAAACGAAGTCCATTCGCCGTGTGAAGGTAAATGCTCGAAAGGGTGCGGCATCGTGATCAAGCCCCGTTTGAAGCTCAGCGCCACGGGCAAGCTGTCCGTAGTCGCGCCTGGGGAGCTCGGATGGAACGCCCGGCAAGCGCGGAGCTACATCCAACGTCACTACGGCAGCGTCGGCAAGTTCGCGGCAAGGTTCGCGCTCTCGTACGCCGCAGCGTGCCTCGCAACACGGCCAGGAAGAGACAGCTCGGTAAGCCGCATTGCTGGCGACGTCTCACACATCCGCTCAATGCTGGGCCTCCGTACCGAGCCAACGCCTCACGCAGTTCGCTTGGCACAAGTGCACCCGAAGCGCCGCAACGGGGAGAAGCAATGACCTGGCTGACCGCCCGCGAACTGGCCGGCCTGCCCGGCATGCCCACGTCCGAACGCCGTACCCGGGACAAGCTGGTCGCGCTCGGAGCGTCCTCTCGCCCACGCCCTGGCAGCGCGGGCGGCGGCGGCCTCGAATACGACCCGGCCTCCTTGCCTGCAGCAACCCGCGCCGCCCTGGCCGCGCGCGTCATCTGCACCAGCGGCAGCAAGGCCCTGGCCCTGGTGGAGCCGGCACCTGTGGTGTCCTTCGCGCCGCCCGCTCCTCCGCCCGTGCCGCTCGCACCGCTGCCGGCCCCTGCCCCTGGCCGGCGCCCGCCCAGCGACCACGACAAGGCTTGCGCTGACGCACGCATGGTGCTGATCAACCAGGTTCTCGAGCTGGCAGCGTTCCATGGCGTGAAGAAGGCCTGCGCCATCCTGGCCCTGCGTCTGGCGAGCGGCGAGGCGCCGAAGGAGCTGCAGGCCACCGCCCGCACCGCGAGCCAGCGCGCCCGCGGCGACGTGGTCAGCGCCCGCACCCTCGAGCGCTACCGCTCCATCTACCGTGCCGAGGGCTGGTGGGGGCTGCTGCCTACGCCCGCACCTGTCACGGGCGCTGCCCACGTCGACCAGGACGTCGCCGCGGTGCTGGGTCTGTACCACTCCCGCGACGCGCGCTTCCGGAAGCTCTCCGGCGCGGCCAAGGAAGTTACCCGCCAGCTCGGCCGAGACTTCGATACCTGGCGCGCGCTCTACGCCCGTGCCCGCCGTGCCCTGGACAAGCTGGGCACGTCGCCCGAGGCGAGCGTGGCGCTCATCAAGGCCCGCCACAGCGGCAGCGAGCGCGACGTGCGCCTGCCCTTCAAAAAGCGCGACACCAGCAGCCTCTCGCCTCTGGACGTTTTCGTGATGGACGGCCACCAATTCAAGGCGAAGGTGAGGCACCCGGACCACGGCGCGCCCTTCGCGCCTGAGCTGACGCTCGTCCTGGACGCCGCCACCCGGCGGATCATGGGCTGGTCTGTATCCCTCTCCGAGAACGTGCTCGCGGTGGGCGACGCGCTGCGGCACGCCATCGCGCAGCACGGCATCCCCGCAGTGCTCTACACCGACAACGGCAGTGGCGAAACCGCCAAGGCCATGGACTGCCCGGTCGACGGCTTCACGAAGCGCCTGGGCATCGACCATCGCACCGGCATCCCCGGCAAGCCGCAGGCCCGCGGGATCATCGAGCGTTCGTGGCAGACCCATGCCATCAACGCCGCACGCAAGTTCGGGAGTTTCCAGGGCTCCGACGTCGACGGCGGCGAGTTCCGCAAGGTCGCGGCCGAGTTGGCGAAGGAGCAGCGCGCCCTGCGCCGTGCGCAAGAGACAGGCGAGGTCGTTCGCCTCTCGACCAAGTGCCCGACCTGGGCGCAGTTCATCGACGAGATCGAGCGCATGCTGGCCGAGTACAACGGCCAGCACCGCCACCGCAGCCTGCCCAAGCGGCCGGACGGCAAGCACATGACGCCCGACGAGGCCTGGGCGGCGAAGTTCGACGCGAGCCTGCAGCACAAGCCCTCCCAGGTCGAGCTGCGAGAGCTGTTCATGCCCGCCGTCCTGCGCACCGCCAAGCGCGGCCAGGTCACGCTCTTCAACCAGGAATACCAGGCGCCCGAGCTGATGCGCCGCGACGTCGACGGCCGCGAGGTCAGCGTCCGCTACGACATCCACGATCCGATGTGGGTGCGCATCTACAGCCTGGACGGCGAGTACATCTGCGACGCGCAGTGGCAGGCCAACCGCATCGACTTCATGCCCAAGGCGGTCGTGCAGATCGCCCGCGAGCGGCGTGTCGCCGCCACGGTCAAGCGCCGCGAGCAGCAGATCGAAACCGCATTACGCGAGCTGGGCGACACGGTCCAACCCGCACCCCTTTCCCTGCCGGAGCCGAGCGCGCCTTTCATGGTCGTGCCCTCCATCCCGGAGGCTTCTCCCTCCCTCTCCTCCCTCCCTTCCTCCGGGGTCGAGGTCGCGCAAGCGGCTTCGGGCAGGCCTTTCTTCGATTCGCTCGGCGAGCGCTACGAGTGGCTCATGGGCCACCGCGACGCCTGGGATGAGGACGACAGGCGCTGGGTGCTGGACTACGTCGCGAGCGACGACTACGAGGCCCTGGCCGACTACTACGAGGGGCGCGGGCTGGGATGGCCACGCGATCCACAGCAGGTTTTTAAAGGCGCTCTGTGAGGCCCGCGTGAGCCGGTCGCAGAGCAGCAGATAGATCAACGAAGAGGAATCACCCCATGAAAACAGGGTTCGTCAAAACCGAAAATTTCCGCCGCCTGGCCGAGGCGCAGAAGCTGGTGGAGCGCCGCGGCGCGCGCGAAGCGGGCCTGGTGCTGGTCAAGGGGCCGTATGGCATCGGCAAGTCCGAGCTGACGGAGCGCTGGGCCACCGACAGCGGCTGGATCTTCGTCCGCGCCAAGGCGACGTGGACGAAGCGCGCGATGCTCGATGAGCTGGCCGACCTGATGGGCGTGTCCAAGACGGGCCGCAACCAGGAAGTTCAGGCCCGCATCATCGGCAAGCTGGCCGTGGACATGGTCCCCATGATCATCGACGAGGCAGATTTTCTGGTCGGCTCCACGGCCTCCCTGCTGGAGGTGGTGCGCGACATCACGGACATCACCGGCACCATGTGCTTCTTGGTGGGCATGGAGCAGTTCGCGCTCAAGGTCGCCCGCCACGGGCACATCGCCAGCCGCGTCGCCAAGGTGGTCGAGCTGCAGCCGCTGTCGCTCGCGGACGTCAAGGCCACGGTCACCGCAAAGAGCACGGTCGCCATCGACGACGCCGTGCTGCCGATCATCCTGGAGCAGAGCGCCGGCCGCATGCGCCTGGTGCTTGGCGCGATCGCCAACCTCGAAGCCTGGGCCGATGCCAACCGCTGGGATCGCATCACGATCGAGCATGTCGCGCGCCGCGCGCTGTGCACCGAATTCAGCGGCAAGAGCCTGGGCCGCCGCGCCCCCACGCTGGGAGGTGACGCAGCATGACCCACCTCTGGCTTTGCCGAGACGCACTCGTCGCGCTGGGCCAACATCTGGCCCGCCGGCCGCGCGCCTTCACGGTCGCCGAGCTGGTGGAGTGGACGCCCAGCCTCGAAACTAAAACGGGCCACCGTGCCTGCCAGCTACTGCAGACCGCCGGGATGATCCAGCCCGCGCCGCCCGCCGCAGGCGACACGCGCGCCAACCAGAACCCCTCGCGCCCCGCGGCCTGGGAGCTGACGGCAGCGGGTCGCGAAGCAGCCCGCGCCGCCCACATGGAGGCGACGTCCAAGAAGCGCGCCGAGACGATGGCGGCGATCAACCGCCGCCCGCGCACGGATGCGCTGCCCGCGCGGCTCTGGACCATGCTGCGCGCGCGCACAACCCTCACGGCCGATGAGGCCGCCGGGGTGCTGGGCGACGCGGGGGCCGATCTCCGGCCGCTCAAGAAGGCCATCGGCAAGCTGCTGTCTGCGTGGCATGCCGTGGCGCCTGACTTGGTCAAGGTCGGCGCGCGGCGCGTGGGCAGGGCCTACCAATACGTGCTTGTGGGCAGCGCAGGACGGTTCCCGCCCGAGGTCCACACGCCAGAAGCCGCCGAGCGCATCCGCGCGCATTCCGCGGCCAAGGCAGAGGCCAAGGCCAAGGCTGAGGAGGCGCATGCATGACCGAGCGCCCGTACATGCAGGAGCCCTGGTACGCGCTGCTGATGTCGAGGTGCGCGGGCGGCGTGACGCGCACGCTGATCGCCAAGCAGCTCGGGCTCTCCAGCACCACGCTGTCGATGGTCATCAACGGCACAGGCCCTTACGGCGACGGTCGGGCCAGCACCGCGAAGGTGGCGGATCGGATCGTGCATACGTTCGGCCGCTACGCCTGCCCGCACCTCACCGAGCAGGCCGGCGAGAGCCAGGTCATCACCGCCGAAGAGTGCCGCGCGTTCGCCCACTGCGAACCGCCCACCGGCCGGCCCCGCGCCATGCAGCACTGGCAGGCCTGCCGCAAGTGTCCGCACGCCGCTGCGAGTGCCCCGCCCATCGAGCGCGCCTCTGCGCCGCGCAAGGTGATCCCGATTCAACCCCAGGAGGCATCTGATGTCGCTTTTTAAATCCATGCGCGAGCGGTGGCTCATGCACCGCTACCTTCGCACCCGCGTGCTGATGCAGCGCGAGCGCGCCCTGCACAACATGCACATGACACAGCTGCGCGCCGAGCGCGATGCACTGGCCCTGCAGATCGGTAAGCGCACCGCGGAGGCCACAAGATGAGCCACGCCCTCGCCCTCCAACTGCCAGTGCCCGAGCAGGCCTACCAGCGCCCGCCGTTGCGCTGGATCATCCGCCGCGCGCGTCGCATCCAGCGTGCTTACGGCGTGTCCCGCCGCCTGGCGATCTTCGACGCGCGACGCGACTACTGCGACTTCGTCGGCCTGAGCCACAAGCACCTGCTGCAGCTCTTTCGAGGAGGCACCCATGTCTAAGGGACTCACCCGCGATACGGCGCAGCTCTGGAACTTCCTGCGCGCCGACAAGGGCTGGTGGAGCGTGCTGCGCCTGACCGGCCACTGGGCGCCTACGTTCACCGAGCGCGAGATCGAGGAGCACATGGAGACGCTGTCCCGCGGCGTCTTCGTGGTCTCCAAATACACCGAGCGCATGGGCACCGTCTATGCCGTCACCCCGGACTGCCGCCTGCTGCCAGGCACGGATGCACCCGCCCCGATGCCGCAGCCGCCCAGCACCGACATCGAGCTGGCGCCCCCTCCGCGCCGCGACGCGATGAGCACGTTCTACCGGCCCACGCCGACCAACTTCCGAGACGGCGCCCTGGACCACCAGCGCCATCCCAGCCTGATCGGAGACAGGCGTTTCACCCACAGGAGCCCGAAAGCATGAGCAACGACCAATCCCGCCGCGCGATGTCTGATGCCGAGAAGGTCGAGGCCGTCGAAGCGCTCTCGAAGCAACTGCTGTCCTGCGCTCTGCAGGCGACCAATGCAGGGGTGGCTCTCGACGCGCTCGTGACCGCCTACATCAACTGCGCCTCCCACCTGGGGCTGCTCGATCAGGTTCCTGTCGCAGCTGCCGCAATGAGCGAAGCATCCATCCACATCCTCAACGTGCAGCGCCAGCTCGGCCAGGGGCGCATGGGCACGGCCATCCACTGAAAGGACTTTTCCATGACCGAAGACACCATCACCATCCCCAAGGGCTACTGGGCCGACGCCGAAGGCGCGCTCATCCCCGTCTCGAAGATCAAGGACATCGACAAGGATCGCCACCGCACGGTTTCCGACCTGTGCGATGCCGCCAAGAAGCAACGCGACGAGCTGATCTCCTTCAAGACGGCCGCGATGCTGGAGCTGTCGGAGTTCATCAACCGCAGCCTCGCCGAATACGACGTGAAGACCGGCGGCAAGAAGGGCAACGTCACGCTCTTCTCGTTCGATGGGCGCTACAAGGTGGTGCGTCAGGTGCAGGACACGTTGATGTTCGACGAGCGCCTCATGGCAGCCAAGGTGCTGATCGACGAATGCATTCAGGGCTGGAGCAAGGGCAGCAACGCGAACATCAAGGTGCTGGTCAACGACGCGTTCCAGGTCGATCAGCAGGGCAAGATCAACAAGGATCGCGTGCTCGGCCTGCGCCGCCTCAAGATCGAGGACGAGACGTGGCGCCGCGCCATGGACGCGATCAGCGACAGCATCAAGGTCGCCAGCTCCAAGCCCTACATCCGCTTCTACGAGCGCGATGCGTCCGGCGCCTACCGGCCCATCGTCCTCGACGTGGCAGCGCTCTGAGGGGGACAGCATGCATTTCGCTGAAATCTTCGGCGCTGCGCTCGGCCTGGCCGGCACCGTGCTGCTCGCGCTGCGCGGGCGGTGGGCAGGTTGGGGCTTCGTGGCCTACCTGGGCAGCAACCTCTCATGGCTGGTTTTCAGCCACGGCTTCGCGCACTGGGCCATGTTCGTCCAGTACCTGGGCTTCACGCTCACCTCGCTCCTCGGCATCTGGACCTGGATCGTGCACCCGTTCCTGCGCCGTGAGGAGACGGCCGAGGAGCGCACCGCCGCTCGGTCTCGCCGCGCCGCCGCGTACATCGACCACGCGCTGTGGGAAGACTCCCGCGTGCTCGACCAGCGCACGGACAAGCCGCGTGATGTGGTGGTCGTGTCGCGCGCTGCCCTGCATGCCATCTACGTCCAGGGCGAAGAGCAAGGCCGAGCGCTCGAGCGCGATCAGCGGTCGGGAGGTGCGGCATGAGTGCTCTATCCGATCTGGGCGATGCGATCGAGCGCGCCCTTGATGAGTGCCCCGTCTCCGACGTGCTCTCCATCCTCATCGGCGCGTTCGTCGGGGTGACGGTTGAGATGGTCCGTCGCCAAGGCGAGGACCCCACCAAGGCCATCACCATCGATGGCGGCATTCAGCGCGACGTGACCATTTCTGAAACAAAGAAAGGTGGTGCGAAATGACCACAGCCTATGTGCCGAGAGAGGGCAGCGCGGCCTGGAAAGTGATTCAGTACCTGCGGGCCAATCCCGAGGAGCATCTCGACCCAGATGTGATCGCCGCGAGGTGTGATTGCGGACGTGCGAGCGTCCACACGCTGATGGGTCCGTCCGTCGAGGCCAAGCTGCTCAAGCGGCAGGAGGACCTGGAAAGCGGCGAACTGGTCTACAGCTTGGGGCCAGTGCGCACCGAACTGGCAGGACAGGCGCCAGAGCGGCTGAGCGGCTTCCACGGCTGGCTGGAGCGCAAAGGGCTGCATTCAGCAGAAGGGCGCTCCGCGCGCAGCCCGGCGACAGCGGTACCGGCCAAGCCTCCTGCCACCCGCAAGCCGCCGGCCGCACCATTCAGCGTCGACCTCGCGACGATCACGGTCGAGAAGGCCGTCCCACTTCCCAATCGGCGAAGCACGATGGACTGGACGCCGCTGCTGGACACGCTGGAAGTCGGTGACTCCTTCGCGCTTCCGGTCGCCGCACGGTCATCTATCACAGGCGCAATTAAAGCCTACAAGGATGCCACACAGCGGGTGCTGACATGCCGCACGCTGGGCGACCAGATCCGTGTGTGGAGGACGAAATGAGCCGCACTCCTCCCAAATCGGTGCCCATGGCCTGCTTGACCATCGGCCATTACGACTACCTGCTGCCCGCCGCCAAAGCGATCAAGGCCGCAGAGATCTTGCAGGACGCCTTCGACTGCGAGCATCGCTACGACGAAGGGGATTTCATCTATGAAGTCGCGTCGACACAGCCGCGCGTGTCGTTCGCGCTGGTGCGCGCCAACCAACTGCGCATGCCGCCGGGCGGGCTTATGCCCGACCCAAGCAAGCCCCTGCGTCTGAAATGAAGCAGCGCTGTACGAGGACCGTATGAGCAAAACGCACCACACCACATGGCTGGTCTACGAGGAGCGCGAGGTCTACGACGGGGGCATGGTCCCTCTGCTCGTGACGGAAACGAAAGCGCTCGCCGATCAGGCCAAAGCCGACATCGAGCGCGCGATCGAACAGGTTCGCGGCAGGCTTAACCGCATGCCCGATCCCGATGAGCAAGGCATCAGCGACGAAGAATGGACGGCTCGCTTCGAGGCCCGCAGCAACATGCTGGAGCGCTTTCGCTGGCCCCATCGCATCAAGCGGGATGCGTGGGCTTGGGACTTTGCCGTCAGTGCGATGCGTCTGCCCTTCGCTACGGAGGCACGCTGATGCCTTTCTACCGATTGAAGACCGGCATGGTCCATGTGCGGGGCACGAAGCTACCGCCGCCTTGCAGTGCGCACGTGCTGGTGGACGGCGAGCAACCGCGGTGCATGGCGCCTAGCGAGTTCCTATGCGACGGCCCGAGCGCGGCCGATCCTCGCAGCACCTGCGACGCGGCGCTGTGCGAAGCCCACGCGCACCGCATCGCCATCAACCGTCACCACTGCCCGTCCTGCCACCTGGCGCACAGCGATGCGGCCGGGCAGCGCAGCCTGTTCACCTCCCTCGTTTAAAGCCATGGCACGCACCTTCGCATCCCACACGAACCGGCCCGCTGTGGAGGCCCAGCGCAAGCGCGACCTGGGCCTGATCCACCAGGGCAAGTCGGCACTGCATTGGTCCGACGACGACTACCGCTACCACCTCAAGCAGCTCACGGGCAAGACCAGCGCAGCGGACCTGGATCACGGCGCGCGGCGGAAGGTGCTGGCGCACATGGAGACGCTCGGCTTCAAGCCCAAGAGCGCGTTCAAGGCTTTCGACCAGGCCGCGAAGATTCGGTGGCTCTGGCGCAAGCTCGCCGAGACCGGCGGCGTGCGCGATGCCAGCGACGCGGCGCTGCTGGCGTTCGTCGGGCGCACAGCGGGCATGGGCGTCGCCGATCTCAAGTTCCTCCCGGTCGCTCAGGCATCCACGGTGATCGAAGCGCTCAAGGCCTGGCTGGATCGCGCCAAGCGCGCACAGGGAGCCCCCCGTGTTTGAGGTGCTCGACATCTTTTTCCGCTGGACCGGCATCACGTTCTGGTGCCTGGCGGTGGGCCTGCCTTCGTTGGCGTTTCTCCGCGCGTTCGTCGACCTGGTCGACTACCTGCGCTGGCTGCGCCACATCCACGGCCCTGAGCGAGCGAGCTGGCGTGCACTCCCGCGTATCGCGTGGCGCAGCCGCGGCGACTTCCTGCCGTTCGGGCGTTCGTTCACGTCCACATCCATCGGACGTTTTTCCTGGCATGGCCTGCGCGACTGGCGCGAAGAAAGGACTTTTTAAATGACCCACACAACGACCGCCGCCGCGGCAGCGGAACCCCGGCCAGAGGCACTGCGCCTGGCAGATGCCCTGGCGTACTGCGACTCGAGCGTGGCATCTCAAGCAGCAGTGGAGCTGCGTCGCCTGCACGCGCTCACCACGGCCAGCAAGGAAGAGGCCGTGACCCGTTTCTGCCCTGGCTGCGGCTCCGTAGGCGATGTGGTGGGCAACTACAAAGACTGCTGCCCAGACGGGGCCAATGCGCGGCTCATTCCTGTGAGCCTCGCGCGAAAGTGCCATGACCTGTTCCGAGCGGCTCTTGATGCGACGTTCGCATCTCTTTCCCCAGCCCCGGCCCTGCTGAAGGGGCGGGCGCACCTGACCTACACGCTGACCGCGGAAAGCGGATACGAGCAGACGGGGGAGCACCACAACATCACGCCCGAGGTCTTCGGCGCGATGATCGCCGCGCTGCACTCTCCCAAACAGTCTACGAACGAGGTTTTGGCGACCGAGCAATCAACCGCTTTGGCCGAACACGCCGCGCGCTACGAATGGCTGCGCTCTCGGGATCTGGACGCCGTTGAGAAGGGCGGCGTGTTCGCCGGCAAGACGCCCGACAACGTAGTGCTCAACGGTGCGGACCTCGACGCGGCAATCGACGCAGCTATAGCCGCGCAGCGCTGATCCCATGGACCGTCTGGCCCCCGCCATCGACACCGAGCTGCTGCCGCCCCTGCTGCAGGACTTCGTGCGCCTGATCGGCTTGGAGGCCACCCTCACCCTGGTGCGCGCCCATGGCGGGCTGCGCATCTTCATCCCCACGCCAGCCCGCTGCAAAGAGGATCACGCCTTCGCGCAGCTCATCGGGCTGGACAAGCTGCTCATCCTGGCCCGCGAGTACGGAGCGTCCAACCATTTCGCGCTCCCCAAGGCAGAGCGCGCGCTGCTGGCCGTGCGCGACGCCCGCATCGCCCACGCCTACGCCCACCACAAGACCGCCCGCGAGCTGGCGGCCGAGTTCCACCTGACCGAGCGGCACATCGAGCGCATCGTCGCTGCAGCCGGGGTCACGGCCCCGCGAGATCGGCAGCAGGGAACGCTGTTTTAA